TTGCTTAAATTGCTTATATTGCCTATGAACGAAACAAGAACGCTTTTTTAACTAGCCATGCTGCATTGCAACATAAACGCAAGGCGCGCGCATAAACGCGACTTGCAAAACGATTGCTTAGATTGCCCATAAACTCACATTGAGCAAAAGATTCTTGCGCGTTGGGATTGTCTTGTCGCATGGGATTGTCTCATTGCGCGGGATTGTAACATGTTACCGATTGCAGATTGACATGTCACTAGCAAGAATTGTGCCATGTCCTGCCTTTTGGGACGGTGGATGGGTTTTGAAAATGGAGGGTGGGGCAGGGCCTTGGCACCGGCCCTATGTGTCAGGGAGGGTCCACAAAAAATTTTTTTTTAAAAATGAAACTTGCAAGACAAAATGTTACATGCTACTTTGCAACCATGTTTCATTCTATTCCATTTTCGCCCCGCGAAGTGAAGGCAACTGAAAAACGCCTTCAAGATATATACGACGCCGCGCGCCTTGGATTGAAAGGCGACTCGCTGGCGCTGGCCGCTGGGATGCTGCCAACTGAATATCGTCAATTGTGCCAGCTTGACCCAGCGGCCGAAATGGCGGAATTGAAAGGACGCGCTGACAGCGAGATGGCAGCAGCGCGGACGATGCACACCGCAGCCGCCGAGGGTGACGCTAAAGCGGCGCTGGCGATCTTGCAGCACAGGCACGACTGGACCGCTAAGCAAGAAATCAGCGTAGACGTTTACCAACGCATCTCTATTACGCAAGCCTTGACGGATGCTGCGGCGCGCGTCACAACTATAGATCACGAACCGCTCAAGGAAATTCCTAATGGCTCAAATGCCGATCTACAAGTCGGACGAAGAACAGCTATTGATGACAAAGCTATGGTCGCCGCAGATCGCGGATGATCCAGAAGCGTTTGTCCTGTTCACGTTTCCTTGGGGCCAACCCAACACACCGTTAGCCAAGTTTCACGGACCGCGCAAATGGCAGCGCAAGGTGCTGCGCGACATTGCCAACCATATCAAACGCAACCGCGGTCAGGTGCAAATGGACACGCTGCGCAAAGCGGTCAGTTCAGGACGCGGGATCGGCAAGTCGGCGCTGGTCAGTTGGCTGATCTTGTGGATGCTGACCACACGCATCGGGTCAACCGTCATTGTGTCGGCCAACTCAGAAGCGCAATTGCGGTCGGTAACGTGGGGTGAATTGACCAAGTGGGTGGCGATGGCGATCAACAACCATTGGTGGGAGATCAGCGCAACCAAGCTGATGCCCGCCAAGTGGGTATGTGAATTGGTCGAGCGCGACCTGAAGAAAGGGACGCGCTACTGGGCGGCGGAGGGCAAGCTGTGGTCGGAAGAGAACCCCGACAGCTACGCCGGGGTGCACAACCACGACGGCATGATGCTGATCTTTGACGAAGCAAGCGGTATTCCCGACGCCATCTGGTCGGTCGGCGCGGGCTTCTTTACGGAAAACATATTAGACCGTTATTGGTTCGCGTTTTCCAACCCGCGGCGCAACCAAGGGTACTTCTTTGAGTGCTTTAACGCCAAGCGGAACTTTTGGGATACGGAGAAAGTTGACGCCCGCACGGTCGAGGATACCGACAAGCAGGTCTATGAACAGATCATTGAGGAGTACGGCGCGGACTCCAACCAAGCCTGCGTAGAAGTGTACGGTGAGTTTCCGAGCGCGGGCGAGGATCAGTTCATCTCGCCCAACCTTGTCAACGACGCCATTAAGCGCGAGGCGCACAAAGACATGACGGCACCGGTCGTAATGGGCATCGACCCGGCGCGTGGCGGGGCCGACAACACCGTGATCGCTGTGCGCCAAGGGCGCGACCTGATCGCCATACGCCGTTACTCGGGCGAAGACACTATGATGATCGTGGGGCGGGTAATTGACGCCATCGAGGAGTTTAAGCCAACATTGGTGGCTATTGACGAGGGCGGCCTAGGTTACGGCATCCTTGACCGATTGAATGAACAACGCTATAAGGTGCGTGGGGTGAACTTTGGCTGGAAGGCTAAAAACTCTATTATGTGGGGCAATAAGCGCGCCGAGATATGGGGCGCTATGCGCGAGTGGTTGAAATCTGCGTCAATCCCTGACGACCGGCAATTAAAATCGGACTTGACAGGCCCGATGAAAAAGCCAAACTCATCGGGGACAATTTTCCTAGAAGGGAAAAAAGAAATGCGCGCACGAGGTCTGGCCTCCCCCGACGCTGCCGATGCTTTGGCGGTGACGTTTGCGTATCCTGTTGCCCACCGTGAGTATCGTGAATCCGCAACACGTCGGTCGTACAACGGCAAAGGCGTGGACTTTAACCTTTCATGGATGGGATCATAAACATGTCTAACACTAAACCTATTGGCGTCGCGTTCACTGACCAAGATATTATTGGTTCGCAATATGTGCTGTCAGGCGAACAGCTTGGCTACACCGTCGACGCGCAAGGTACGGTTACGCAGGCTACCAGCAAGTCAACTGCGGTAACATTAAATAAGTCCGCTGGGCAGATCGTAATGAACAACGCCGCGCTGGCGTCTGTTACCAATGTGACCTTTACGCTCAACAACAGTTTCATTAGCGCAAACGACATTGTTATTTTGAATGTTAGCGCTAGCGCAACGGCTGGGGCGTACAATGTGTGGGTGAGCGGGTTGTCGGCTGGCTCTGTAACCATCACTGTTCGTAACATCTCTGGCGGGTCTTTGTCAGAAGCCGTTACGATTAACTTTGCTCTTATCCATTGCCAATAAGGTGTTGTGATGGCTAAACTTGCAACAAAAGCGCGTAATGCGCTCGCCAAATCCGAGTTTGGGATGCCCGGCGAGCGCAAATATCCAATGCCCGACAAATCGCACGCCGCCAATGCCAAGGCGCGGGCAACGCAAATGGTGAAGGCGGGCAAACTAAGCCCGTCGGCTAAATCAAAGATTGACGCTAAAGCTAACAAGATTCTTAAGAGTAAATGATATGGCAACCAAACCCGGACTTTATGCCAACATTCACGCCAAGCGCGAACGTATTAAAGAAGGGTCTGGCGAGAAAATGAGAAAGCCGGGGGCTGCTGGCGCGCCAACAGCCAAAGCGTTTAAACAATCAGCTAAAACTGCGAAGAAAAAGTAAATCATGGCTAACACCGATTATACAGGCATTAACGCAGCAGCAAGCGTCGCAAACGTAGGCTCCGCTAAAAAACGTAGTAAAGATGACGTTCTTGCTACCATGCGGCACCGACTGACATTGGCTATCGGAGCATATTCCGAAAGCCGCGAAGATGAGTTGGACGATTTGCGGTTCTTTGCTGGCTCGCCTGATAATCAATGGCAATGGCCTGCCGACGTATTGGCGACCCGTGGGTCGGTGCAAGGGCAAACCATTAACGCCCGTCCATGCTTGACCATTAACAAATTGCCGCAGCATGTGCGTCAGATTACCAACGAACAACGTCAGAACCGCCCCGGCGGTAAAGTCATTCCGGTGGATGACAAAGCCGACGTTGAGGTTGCTGAAATTTTTGAAGGTATGGTGCGCCATATCGAGTACATTTCAGACGCCGACATTGCATACGATACCGCCAACGAAAACCAAGTGACGTATGGCGAAGGGTATTGGCGCCTGTTGACCGAGTATTGCGACGACAATACGTTTGACCAAGACATCAAGATCGGGCGCATCCGCAACTCCTTTAGCGTTTACATGGACCCGATGATTCAAGACCCGTGCGGTGCGGACGCTCAATGGTGCTTTATCACCGAAGACATGCTGAAATCCGACTATGAGCGCATGTTCCCCGACGCTACGCCGCTGTCCACCATCCAAGCGCAAGGCGTAGGTGATGAAAGCCTGCAACAGTGGTTGGACGAAACTACCGTCCGTATTGCCGAGTATTTTTATATCGAGTACGAGCCCGCCAAACTAAACCTTTACGTTGGCAACGTGTCTGTGTTCGACGGTACGCCCGAGGACAAACACTATAAGTCAATGGGCATGAAGCCGATCAAGTCGCGCACGGTAGACCGTAAAAAGGTCAAATGGTGCAAGACCAACGGCTACGAAATGCTGGAAGAAAACGAATGGGCCGGTCAGTGGATTCCGGTAATTCGTGCGGTTGGTAACGAGTTTGAAGTTGACGGTCAGCTATACCTCGCCGGTATTGTGCGTAATGCCAAAGACGCCCAGCGTATGTACAACTATTGGGTATCTGCTGAAACGGAAATGTTGGCGCTGGCGCCTAAAGCACCGTTCATTGGCTACGGCGGTCAGTTTGAAGGTTACGAGCAACAATGGAAAACGGCCAACGTTAACAACTGGCCTTATTTGGAAGTCAATCCTG